AAATACGTTGCGCGCGTCGGCGCGTACACGTCCCCGAGCGCCGCAGTCACGCCGCGCGACTATCTCGGCGAGGGGCTGCGCTTCACCGACGCTACCGCCATTGCGGGGACGTGCAACGGCGTGCGCGGGAAGTTCACAAGCCCACTGAATAACTACGAGCAAGTAGACTTCCCGTCGTACCAAAACGCGACCGCGCTTTCGCAGGATGGCGGCGAGATATGGGCGGACCTGGATCTAAGGTGCGTCACGAGCCCGTCGCAAGCGCAGCGGCTCGCGAAGATCGCGTATTACAAAACGCGCTTCGCAGCTCCGGCGGCCGTGAGCCTCCGGCCGGCATTTCTCGACGTCGTGTCGGACGACGTCATAACGATAACGGACGATCTCGCGGGGCTCTCGGCGCAACCGTACCGCGTCGTCGCGGACAGCATGAGCGCCGACCATATCGTATCGCTGCAGCTCGAAGTGGACGACTCGACTTGGTACACTTGGACGACGGCAGACGAAAAATCGTTTTCCGTCGGCGGCTCGCTGCTCGGCGATCCAGGTTTGCTCCCTCCGGCGTGCATCCTTTGGGACGCCAACGCGACCGCGGGACAGGTCAATATTCAAGTCCAGGTCTATCCGAGCCCGTCGGCGAGCTGCGATCAGATCGAAGTGAAAGTGCAGCGGACGGGCGGCGCGTTGACGACGTTCACCGTCGACAATTCGGCGCAGAACATCAATACCGCGATCGTTCTGAATTCCGGACAGTCGACGATTATAGTATTCACGCTTACCGCCGTGAACACGATAACGGGCGCCCGGTCTGAATCGCTGCAGCTCGGCGCGGTAACAACGTACCTAACCCTTGACGGCGTGACCGTCGGCACGTCAACGACGATCGTACAGGGAAGTGTGGAAACGCCGACAATCAAGTCGCAGACGCCCGGCAGCGTCACGCTGCGGATCTACGCGAGCCCGAATACGCGTGTTGCAAATCTCTTCGTCTACGAGACGACAACGCCGGTATTTTCGGCGTCGGTATTGACCGCGACACTGTCGAATGCCGATCAAGACTTGACGGTTACCGGGTCGACCGCGACCGTTAAATATTATTGGGTTCGGCCCGCTACCTCGACGACGACGAGCAAGCCGAGCAATCCTGTCCTAGTTGTGTTCTAAAAATCGAGGCGATAGCGTCCCGCCATGGCGATAATTAACCAGCGATGGCCGTCCGATCTCGCGCCGCTCTCCTGCCGGTTTACGCGATCGCGCAACGATGTCCGCCTGCGCTCTCCGCGCACGCGCGAGTCGACGATTATTCGGCAGGGTCGACCGCTCTGGAAATGCGAGTTGACGTGGGAAAGGCCGAACACTGAAAAACTGGCAAAATTGCGCTACTGGCTTGAGGCGCTGGACGGATACGCCGGCAGCGTCCAGCTATGGGATTTCTCCTCGCCCTATCCCTACGGGCTGACGCTCGTGACGAGTGACACGGAGCGTGAGCGGCTGTTTTGGGTGTACCTCGGGACACGGCTCCCTTGGACCTACGCCGGCATGCCGAATTTCTGGCAATCGGGGAGTTTTCTCTCGACGGCCACGGACGCTGTGGCTGGTGCGACGGTGGTCACGTTTGCCGGCCTGCCCGCGTCGACGCTCGTCGCCGTCCAGGGCCAATATATCCAGGTTGATCGCAGGCTCTATCTCGTCGCTGCAACAGTGGCGTCCGACGTGGGTGGCAATGCCACCGTGACGCTTTCGTCGGGACTGCTCTCCGCGGCGCCGACCGGTACGACGGTCCGGCTCGTCGAGGCCGCGTGCGAAATGGAGCTGGACAACAGCGATTTCGATCAGCAGTCGACAGCCGGCACCGGCATGTCGACAGTGTCAGCAACATTTATCGAGACGGTGACGGATAAATGACGCAGTTCGCATCGGTATCATCGTTTCTAACCCTCGGGGCGGACGTCGATCAGGATGCGTTCCGCACATGGGCACTCGCCATCGAGGCGAATATCCGCGATAAGCTCGCCGCGACGCGCAATTTCTATGTCTCGACTTCCGGGAACGACGCAAATGACGGCACCGTCGGGGCGCCATGGGCGACACTGCAGAAAGCCGCGGACGTCGTCGGCGCGCTCGACACCAGCGTGTCCGCGGTGATCGTGAATGTAGCAGATGGGACGTATGCCCCGGTTATCCTGAAGCAGCCTACCGGCGGCGGAACGGTATCCTGGGTCGGGAACATCGCGACGCCGGCTAACGTCGTCATCTCTGCGACAGGGGCGAACGCAGTTATCGCGACCGGTGTTCGGCAAATAATGCGGGGCTTCAAGATCACTACGTTAACCGCGGGCGATGGGCTGCAGGTAAAGGACGCCTCGATACTGAGCTTATATGAGATGGAATTCGGCGCGTGTGCTTGGGCGCAGAAGCACATTCTTGGCAACAGTATCTTAAACGAATACGGCGCGCAGACGATCAGTGGCGGCGCGATACTTAGTTATCAGTGCGAGGACGGCGGGCGCGTTCTCGGGTCGAGCCTTGCATTTACGCTCACCGGCACGCCCGCATATTCGAATCAATACGCCTACGCGGCCCGCAACTCGTCTATCTTTGTACCCTTCTATTCGTACTCCGGAAGCGTGGCAGGGCAGAGGTATTCTGTCGTCAACGGATCGACGATCCAGACCTTCGGCGGGACGCTGCCGGGGAGCACGGCCGGATATGCCGACGCGACAAGCTCTTACGCATAAGGCACGAAAATGGAAAAGCTGCCAATCTTCGATGCGCGCGACTGGCATTGGCTCGTAGGGGACGACACGTCCCGTTTGTGGTCATCCGCCACTCGTGCGTATGTCCCATTCGATCCGACGGAATACTTTTCGGAGTGTCCGTCAGAGGAATTGCTGCGGGAATATTTTGCAGCGGTCGGAATGTCAGATCGCGCGCCAGCGGAGTAATAGTGCATGTCGGTCATGGCAAAAATTCACGACGCCGTCGAGGCGATCCCGACGGACGCCGTCGTGATCGGCGCGCTTACCCTGCCGTGGTGGCGCGTATGGCTGGCGCAGGTATCCGAGACGGCCGCGCATATCGCCCCGATTATCGGCGTCGGGCTCGCCGCGTTCAAGGTGTGGGAAGCGTGGCGCGAGCGGCGCAACGTCGGCGATGCGTCCGTGGGGCTCGCGTCGAGCGTCGCGGCGAGCGCCAAGGCAGGAAGCAAAGCCATGAGCGGCGGGCTTATCGTCGGCGTGCTCGCCGCGCTCGGCGTGTTCGCACTGTTCAACCTCTTCGCCAGCGGCAAAGCGTCGGCAGCTCCGGCGGCGATCGTCTCACAACAGCCATCGCGGGCGCCGCGCAAGCGGGCCGCAGATGACGACGGCGGCGAGGATGCCGAGGACAGCGCCGAGCTGCCCGACGGCGCCCCGGTGTGGATGCAGACGGCGCGCAGCTTGATCGGTACCGACGAGAAGATTCGCGGGCGCAATAACCCCGTCGTCGTCGCGATGTACGCCAAGGTCGGGCACGCCGAAGTTAAAAACACGTCTGTTCCGTGGTGTGCGGCCTTCGTCGGCGCGATGCTCGAAGAGCAAGGATTCACGTCAACGCGCTCGCTGCTCGCGCGCTCGTATCTGAAATGGGGTATCGAGCTGCCGGCGCCGCGGCCCGGTTGCGTCGTCGTGCTCCGGCGCCCGGTGAATGGGGCTGACGACGGGTTCTCCGGGCACGTCGGTTTTTTCCTGTCCGAGACGCCGACGACGGTTACGCTACTCGGCGGCAATCAGGCGGACAGCGTGTGCGTGCGCACGTTCAATAGAAAATTCGTGCTCGGATATCGTTGGCCGCGATCGCTCGCCAAATCGAAAACCGTGCAGGCGGCAGCGCTCGTCAAAGTCGCGGCGCTTGGCGGGGCGGGTACTGCGGTCAAGACGGCAAGCGATCTGCCGGACGAGCCCGCACAGACCGGCGCCGAGCGTACGGCCGAGCAGATCGACAAGGCACACGGCATGCTGCAGACCGTCGGCGACATGCTCCCGCATGGCTCGAAGCTCGGCCTTTACATTGCCGCCGGCTGCTGTCTGCTCGCCGCGATCGGCGCCGCGATCGTGATCTATAATAGAATTCAGATCCGAAACGACACGGGCCGATAACGCTCCGTTTGCTGCACTCATAATCGAAAGCGTAACGTCCGGTCGAAACAACGGCCGGACGTTTTGCTATGATGACCCTAATTCTTGCCGCAGCGGCAGCGCTACCGTTCGCAGGGTTTCTGATCCCGGGCGCTCTGACTTGGTTGCTCGGCGGCGGCATCCTGCGCACGATCGCAACGGGCGTCGTCGTCGCGCCGCTCGCTTTCGGCGCCGGCTACTGGAAAGGCCATCGCGACGGCGACAACTCGGCCGAGCTGCGGCGGCTCAATGCAATCATCGTCGGTATGGAATTCGACGCGCTGCAAAAAGAACTCGCCGACAAGCTCGCCGCGGATCAAGCGGCCGAGGCGGCGAAAGCCGAACAGGAAAACGCAACCACAACGGACTCGATCGACGATGTCATCGCTAAAGCCCCTCCGGTTTCTGGCTGTCTTGCTCCCGGTTTTCTTGACGGCCTGCGCCGCCTCAAATGAATACCGGCCTTATCCGGACCTCCCGGCTACCCCGTCGCACATTCGCGCCGAGGCCATGCGGGCGCCCGTGGCGATCCCGCCCAAAGGCGACAGCAACGCCGACGCCATGCGGCTGCTGACTAAGGTTCGCAGATCCGAGCTGCAGTATCGCCGCGCGCTGCAACAGTCGGTTGCGCACAGCGACCGCACGAAGCGCGCGTACGACGTCAAGCGAAAGGCTAAGAAGTGAGCCCGTCGGAAGCCGTCGCGCACTACGGCAGCGTCGCCGCAGCGGCCCGCGCGCAGGGTATCCCGCGGACGACGTTCCGTCGGCAGCTCGCGAAGCCGGCGCCCGCAAAAGAAACTCATGACATAAAGTTTCAGAAGTTCGCGAAAGCCAAGGCATCAACGCCGGCACTGATCAAGCGGCTTGCGTCGGAAGTCGCCGCGAAGCAAAAGGCGGACGCCTCAAACAAATGGTTCCGGCTGACGTTTCCGAGCGCGGCACCCATCGGGTTCGTCTGGTTCGGTGATCCACATCTAGGCGACAAAACGAATTGGCCGCGGCTGCTCGCCGACGCCGAGACGTGCGCCACGACGCCAGGGTTATTCGGCGTGAACGTCGGCGACGCGTCGAATAATTGGGTCGGGCGCCTCGTCCGGATCTACGGCGACGAGACGATCGGGCATGCCGAAGAGCGACAGTTGATCCGCTGGTTTCTCGCCGAGGCTGGCGTAAAATGGGCAACGTGGCTCGTCGGAAACCATGATTTCTGGAATGAAGGCGAAGCGATTATGCGCCTCATAAATGAGGCATCCGGCGCCGAGGTTCCGATATTCGCATGGGAAGCGCGGCTTGAACTCCGTTTTCCGAAGTGCGCGCCGATCCGGGTTCATAGCGCGCACGATTTCCCCGGGCATTCAATGTGGAATGCTACGCACGCTCCCGCGCGTGTGGCGCGCATGCTCGGAAGCGATGCCGATCTATTCGCCTGCGGTCACAGGCACGAGTGGGGAATCCAGCAATACGAAATGACGGAGCGCGATCGGTACCCGCTGGCGATCCGGGCGCGCGGATACAAGGTGCTCGATCCGTACGCCCGCGATAAGGGATTTCAGCAAAGTCGCCACGGTTGCGGGATCATGACCATATTCGACCCATCGGCGACGGGTCCGGGGCGCGTCCTCGCCTTTGCCGACGTGCAACAAGGCGCCCGCGTCCTGTCAGCATTGCGGGCCGAACACGAGGGAAGTCGAAAGTGAAACAGCCTTCGCCGATCGTCATCAACTCGCCAAAGCCGCCGGCCGTTGCCGACGTCCTGTCGACGCTGTCCGAGCGCGGGAACCGTTACGGCAAGTTCGCCGAGCACGCCCGCATAACTCAGAATATCAAGCGTGCGATGCAGGACTCGCCGAACTGGTCGACGCTCACGCCGTCGCACCGGGAAGCGCTCGAAATGGTCGCGCACAAGATCGGCCGAGTTCTCAATGGCGATCCGAACTACGCCGATTCATGGCACGATATCGCCGGGTATGCGTCGCTCGTCGACAAAGAGCTATCGGGCGTTACGATCTGACGAGCCGGAGCCCGAACCCGAGAACAGCGAACGGCAGCCAAAGCACAGCGCCAAGGCATGCCGTCGCGCTGATCACAATTCCGGCCGCCACGATATGTGGATGCAGAACGCTCCCGACCGTCGCGATCGCGCATCCGATCAGAAAAAAGCCAAGCAGTCGTCTCATTTGTCGATCCTCCGTTTTGCAAAACATTGAGCTGATTCGGTTAACCGGCTGTTGATGCGTTTGACGATCCGGCACTACCGCGCCGCGTTCGCCCGGTATTCAGCACAACGAGGCTCCGTCAATGGCAGGCGCAAATCCTTTTCGCGGTAGCGATCCGGGGCTAAGCGGCATCAGCGGAAACCCGCTGGCATCCGGCGAATGGTTCGTCGGTACCGACTTCCCGAACGCCGTACGGTATTTCTACATCGGTTCTGCCGGGAGCGTGACGATCCTGCGCGCGTCGGATGGCGTCGCAGTGACCTTCCCGAATTTGCAAGCGGGCTCGTATCTGTTCGCGGGCGCGAAGCAGCTTTCGTCAACCGATCTGCAGAGTGCCGCGACATGATCGACCACACTTTGACGTTTGCGAGCGAAGCGGCGGCGATCGCCGCGCTCCCGGAGTTTCGGGACGGCGCCGAGATCGCGCCGTCAGTCGTTTTCGCTTGATCTGCCGGCACGGTCGATAAGGTCCGCCGTCGCGGTTGATATGCCGACGGCCGTATCATCGAATAGGTGCGCGTAACGCTTGGTCGTCTGCGCGCTTCGATGGCCGAGCAAGTCGCCGATATCCGCCAAGCTCTTCGCCTGTCCCGTCTGCCGGGCAAAGCTCGCGAACGAGTGCCGCAGATCGTGCATCCGCATGTCGTCGCATCCGGCCGCGGCTCGCGCCTTGCGCCACACCGTCGCGATATTGTAGCGCGAGACGTCGCCGAAGAGCCGCCCCGTCCCATCGTCGCCGAGCGCTGCGATCCGGGCGGCGAGCTGCGGCGGGATATGGATCACTCGAGCGCGGCGCCGGCCGTCCCGGCCCTTTGCCGTCTTATGCTCCGTCAACGTGATTCGGCCGGCGGCAGCGTCGTACTGATCGACCCGGGCGCCGGCGCATTCCGAAACGCGGGCGCCGGTATAGATCATCATGTAAATTGCAGCGACCCGACGCGGCCATTCGACGGCGAGATCGTCGAGCGCGTCGAAGATCTGTCCGACCTCGTCCGTTGAGGCGTAGCGATCTTTCGCTGTTTCCGGGTATCGCTTGATCCCGTCGTCATGCGTCGGGTTCGTTCCGCGCTCGCGCCAGCCGACTGATTCGCGCTCGGCGAAATTGAACATTTTCGACAGAAGCGAGAGCAGGCGATTGGCGAGGACGGGCCGCGTCCGGCCGATAGCCCGATGCAGCTTGATAACGTCGGCAGGGCGGACGGCCGCGACGTGCTCGGACCCAAGCCTAGGTTTAATATGCAACCTTATGTTGCGCGCGTCCTCTTCGCGGCTCTTCGCCGCTTTGTGCTGCGCCGCGTGCTCGTCCAGGTACCGCTGGCATAGCTGCGCGACCGTTGGCGAGGCGCGTAGGGCTTGCCGCTCGGCCGATGGGTCATCGCCCCGGGCAACACGCCGAAGGGCTTCCTGCGCGATCCTACGGGCTTCCTCGATGCTGATAACGGGGTACTCGCCGATCTTCGGCCGGCGCTGCTTCCCGTGTTGCCTGTAATACAGATACCAGACGCGGTTCCGGCCGCGTCGGCGCAGCTCCAATCCGGGGACGACGTGGTCCGTCAGCCTGTCGCCGACTTGCATAGCCGACGCAGCGGCGAGGGTAAGGCGGGTCGTCACTACGTTTTCCCGTTTTCCCGTTCGCTATCGCCCTTCACAGAGCGAACCTTGGTTGGCTTTCCAGAAAGGCGCGCCTCAGTGCGCTTGAGCCATGCGCGATGCGCTTTCTCGTTCGCCTTCGTCCAAGTATGGGTAATGCCGTTGCCATCAGTCCAGGTGCGACCAATGCGCGAACCCTGCTTCGCCATGGATAGCCTCCTAGCTATTCGACGTCTTGGCGCCGCACAGAAGCCAAGAATTGCAGTCGGCTTCCCATGCGCTTGATCGGGCAGGACATCTGTTTACCTTTCGTTAACTGGATCACAGCAGGATCACGAAACGGCCCGCCGGGTCACGCCCGGGTCACGACTGAGATCGTATCCGATTTCGTAAGATAATTGCCGAAACTTTCGTTTTAGTTACGGATTTCGTTTCGTACCATAGGACCGCAACACTGTAAACCCGTGACTTTTAATCAGGGTGTCGATGGTTCGATCCCATCCGGGCTCACCAATGTTCACGGGCTTTTCTGCGGGTGGGTAGCCGTCGGGCTCATATGCTGGATCACAACAGGATCACGAACGGGCCGAAGGGTCGGGCTGAAGTCGTTTCGCAACTGATGCTTTGACGTCAACTGCCCCGTTGGCAGCCAGCCACGCCAAAACTTTAAGCGCTGGCGTTCCGTGCATCGCACATTCGTTGATAGCGAGCGCGCATCGCTGCGCCATATCTTGAGGTGTCACGGTAGTAGCTCCAGCATTCTGATGATCATTGATTCGAGAGCGGCGGGGCGCCCGGCTTCCCATCCTTGCCACGTCCGCAACGGGACGCCGACAAGGCCCGCAGCGTCGGCTTGTGTGAGCCGCCGAACGCTGCGCCACTCTTTGAGACGGTCTGCGAATGTCATGCTTTGCCCCAAAGCACTCGACGGGCGGCCACGTACTCGGCAACCGAGGCATTGTGCTTCGCCAGAAGCCACGCGCGGCGGCGGACCATGACGGCGAGTTTGCGCCTATTAAACTCAATAGCCGATCGGATCGCGCCTCGCCAACGGTCGACAAAGCGGTAATATTCCCGGCTCGCGTGATCGAGCGCGCCGTTGCCATGCAAAGAACTGATCTGCGCGTCTGCCGTACGAAGAGCCTCAAGGGTCGCTTCCGCGGCATCGATCTCGTTACGGATACCCTGGATGCGCGATTCGTGCTCATGGAACATACCTACGAGCCGGCTGCTCTGGACGCGGAATTTTTCGGCTTTGGCTGATTCGCTGGAAATTTTCATCTGATCTGCTCCGTTTGTTCTGGGGATGGGCGGGGCTTGGCGCCCCGCCTCGTTTCTTACTTCGCTTCAACGGGGGTGATGCCCGTATCGTACCCCGCTTTAGCCCACTGATCGTGCGTCTCGCTGGCGATACCGGCGGCGCAGATCGAGACACAGTGCCATTCGCCATCTGCGCGGCGCAGGTAGGACGTGCTGGCGCCGAGGCCGCTATGGTCGATGGTGGTGCCGAGGCTCTGGCGCACCATGCCGTCGGTCGAGCGATAGCTGGTGCTCGACCAGCCATCGACATTCGGTCGGCCCGGTTTGTTGTCGAGGACGAGCCGGTAGCGGGCCTCGCTCGGCGCGATACCGGCCTTGCGAATGGCGTAACGCAACTGATCCGTATCGGTGAAAAAGCTGCCATCGCCGCCCGTCCACTGGTAGGCGATGTCGATATCCCAACGCAGGATCAACGCGTCGGTGCGCGGATCGTAGATCTCGAGCACGACCTTCTGCAGATCGCCGGTGCCGAGCCCGGTGCTGATGCCACGCGTGTTCAGGTCCCAATCGCCAACGAAGGCGGCCGGGTCCAGCCCGCTCAGCCTTATGATGTCCTTCAGGCTCTTGAGGATGTTGTCGGTCACATAGGTGACCGAGTGCGTGTATTTCGGTTCGGTGTGGCCCTTAGACTTCCGAACCTTGACCGCGCCACTGTGATGCTTTGCCGTGTAAGTAATCATCTGATTTGCTCCGTTTGTTCTGGGGATGGGCGGGGCTTGACGTCGGTTCGTAGCAGATCCAAAAGTTTCAGGATCAATCCAGGGTGCGCGGGCGCCCGGCCCGCTTCCCAACCTTGCAGGGTCCGCGCCGGCACGCCGAGCATTACAGCGGCGTCCGGCTGCGACAGGCGGCGGGACGTCCGCCACTCTTTGAGGTGCTCGGCGAGGGTCATGCCGGGTCTACCCTGACGACGGCCGGGCAGATAGCTTGTGGATATTTGGCGCGGTATTGCGCATGAGCAGACGTAAATGCGTCGGGGCGCTCGTACTCGCCGCGGTCGACCGTTACTGTGAAGGTTTCGCGGTCTACGCGCGGCGAGTGAACAGAGCCGTTAGATAGGCTTTCGATCGTTACTTTAAAGGTAGCTTTTAGCATCGTCGTTGCTCCGTCGGTGTTCGCTTCTGATAGAAACCAAGATACGCAATAAGCGTATATGAAGCGTTACGAAAAACGACGAAGCAAAATAAAATCGACACGCTAAACGAGCTGGACGGCTGTCCGTCGATTGTTCGGGTCGCGCGTGATCGAGCCGGCGGCCGTCAAGTCGGCAAGCTGCCGGTTGACCTCGGCGGGGCTCACGCCGATCGCTGCCGCGGCCGTCCGCTGGCTTATGACGATCCAGCCGCTTGCGTCGGGCGTCTGCGCCTGCAGGTACGACAGGACGCCATCGCCGCTCGTCGCCGATCGCGCCCGCGCCTTGGCGACGGGGCGCGCGAAGTTCCCCGGGAGCGGCAGGACGTCGGGCGGCGGGGCGTCGCGCTGCGGCTTGGGCAGCCTGATCATTGCGAGGATCACGAGCGACGGGGCGAACTCGATGAACCCGAGCAGCAGTACCGTCCAGACGTTTTCGAGCGTTTCGGCCGATACAACTAAGCCGAGCCCGCCGAGCCCCTTGACGACGCGGGTAATGTGCGGGCGGCTATCGCGTGGCGTGCCGGCGTCGACAAGCTGCTCGGCGAGCTTGTCGCGCTCGGCTTCGAGATCTGATCGCTCGACGGCCGCGGCGCGCTCGGCCTGCAGTGCCGCCAGCTTGCGACACGCCGGCGTCTCGGCAGCCCTGGACGACTTGCACGGCCCGGCCTCGGCCTCGGCGGGGCGTAGATCGGCCTCAATGATCCGGACGGCCCTGGACGTCGGCAGCCCCGCCAGCTTGCTTTCTGCTCGCGCCTTGCGCCGCTCGACGTCCTCCCGCGCCGCTTTGTCCGATAGGGCCGGGCGATTGGCCTCGTCGCGCGACATGCCGGCATACCCTATGCCGGTCCATACGTCGTAAACGAGCGCGAGCGCGAACGGGATCGCCAGCGTTCGCCAGAGCCGGCTGCCGTGCATCTTCGCGACGGCGGGAATGCATATTTTCAGGATGCCGGCGACGATCGAGAACGCAACGAAGATAGAGCGCGACGCGAGATCCGCCGGGAATTGCTGCCACCAAAACAGCGCGTTCATGCCGAACGACAACGCGAACACGGCGAGCGCGGCGAGAACGAGTACGCTACGGACAAATACGCTCGCCATGGCTACGCGAACGCCCTCCGGAACTCGGCGGCTATCCGGTCACGCGTCGTCGCGTCGAGCCAATGCAGCGACGACAGAAATATAAGCGTCTGGTCGAGCGTGATAGGTCCATTCATTCCTACCAGCTCGGCGCGGATCACGTCGGAAAGGCGGTAAAGGATTCGGCCCGAGGGCAACCGGACGTACGGGACGAGCTTCCCGCGGCGCCGCATGTTGCTCATGTGGTTCTCGCTGTAGCCCCAACGCTTCGCCAGCTCTTCGGAACTCACGAACCGATCACGCATCAACGCAAAGAGCGCGGCGTATTGCTCGCCGCGCGCTATCTCGTTCGGTATGTCTAGGGCCATTCGAACCGCTCCCGCGAATCAGTGATTGCGGGAAACGTAATCTAGCTACGATTTGACGTCAATTTTCGTAACGGGAACGCCTGCCGTGTTTTTCGCATGCGACTACAAACATTCGCGCGCCCTATGCCGACTGCCGGTGCGGAACGGGCAGCCGGGGCGGTTCGTCCCGCGCCATTTCGATAGCGGCTGACAGCTCGTCGAGCGTCATTCGCTTACGGCGCTCGCCCGTCGCGTTGTGGTACATTTCTTGAGCGTCCGCCCGGTGCTGCTCGGCGTCCTCCGTAGCGCCGATCGCTTCGAGGCCGATAGCCTCGCTCACATGCCAGCGCGACAGGTCGAGATATTGCTTTGCGTACTGGTTCACGGCAGCACCCGATCACAATTCGCAGACGAGCCGCCGATGCTTCCGATGTAGACGCATGCCTTGCCGGGCGTTCCGTCTTTCTTGTGCTTGTAGCCGTAGAGGTTCGCCCACTCTTCACTCATGGGCTTGACGACGGCGACGGTAAACAGCTCGCGCTTTCCCCCGCGCTTACGCTCGACGAGATCGTCAGCGCGAATGTCGACGCGTAGCTCGGCCATGCGCGCAGATGACAGCTCCAATTCGAGCGCGGCGAGCCTGTCGCGCGTCGCTTGGATCTCGTCGCTGATTTCTTTTGACGTTCTCATGTCATGTCCCTTTCGTTGCGGCTAGAAACTTTCGGCCAAGGGCCGTTGTCGCCGGCACCATAAAGCGCTGATCTGTGCAGTGAACGCGATGTACGAGCTTTTCACTGTACAGGAACCGGACAATCCGTCTGCGCGCGGCGCTGCGGCCCGTGTCGAGCGCGAACGTATCGAACATCGGTTTACCGTTCAGCAGGTTTTCGAGCGCGTCGATAGACCCGGCCGGCGCCTCGTCGGTAAGTCGCGCGATACGCGCGCGCGTCTGCCCGTTTTCGTAGGTGATGGCGATCGGAGGATACGTGCTCATGCCGCGCACTCCGAATGACCGGAACGAAGATGCACGACGAGGCCGTTGACGTGCTTGCACACCGCCATGCCGATAGCCGCCGGGCGCTGCGGCTTTTCTTTCGGCTCCGGTTTGAGCGCGACGATCACCAGAGCGACGTAGCCAATGCACGCCGCGGCTATGATCAGATCCCAAAGACGTTGCGGCATCGGATTAGCCCTCAATTGTCGTTTGCGATTTTGGCGAGCGGGCGGAACGTCTGCGCGATCGGCGGCGGCTCGGAAGAGAATGCGCCCCGGATCACGTCGCGCACTGTGCGGCGGTCGACGATCGCGATGAATACGGCGTGGATGAAACAGGGCGCGACGAGCGCCGAGAGGATCATCGCGACGAGCTGAAAATCCGTGTACATCAGCGTACCCAAGCGAGCGCGGCGCCCGTCCTCGTTTCCAGACAGAATTGAGACGAGATCCCGCCGGCACGGACGGCCCGATTGCCGACGTAGTTACCGGCCCGAACGCACTCGGCGCGCGAGACCGTCGGCAGACCGAACAAAAACGATACATCGCCCTTCGGCATGACGGCGAGGGACGCCAGAGCGGCGAGCCATACCCGAGACATTCTGATTTCCATTTTCCGCACTCCCTTCGTTGGTGAGTACGGAAACAGTATCAGCACGAAACTAATAACACGTAAAACGTGTTACGCCGCCGCTCGAATGCGCAGCGCTTGACGCCCCTCCCGCACGCGGCCGTGCGGTTCTTCGTAGATCCGGCCGAATCCGCGCAGAGCTTCGAGCGCGCTCGCGATCTCGTCGACCGTGTATTGCGCTATCGGTTGCCAGTCGTCGGCAATGCACCGGGCGAAATAATTCGAGGCGCGCGGATTTATAGAGTAGCTACGATCCGCCAGCGCTCCCGCCTCGATTGCTTCGGGGATCAGGTCATACAGCGCTTGCGCCCGCTCGTTGTCCTTACGTACGAAATACTGCCCGTCGTATTCGAGCGTCATGGGATTGAGCATCGGCCCAACGTTGCACTTAACGTGCGACAGGGTCCGAATTCCCTTTTTGTCTTTTTCGCTTTTGAGCCGGAGGCACGAGCGCGCCGAGTTGATCCACGCCGTCGAGCCCGACGTCGGATGCTCGTCGCTCGACGCGGACGCCCGGCTTTCATGTGTCATCAAAACGATACCGATTTGCAGCCGGTGCGCGAGATCCGTCGCCGCTTTCATAAAGCCGCGAACTTCGGCGCGGGCTATTTCAGACGCCGCGAACATATCGCTTGCACCGTCGAGAACGAGCAGCTTGAGCCCTGGCAGCTCGGCCGCTTGCGCTTCCATGTCGGCGAGCATCGCAGTTGCGCCGTTCTCGGCCCATAGTACCGAGTCCTCGCCGAGCAATGACGTCATGGCGATATGTGGCGCGAGTGCTTCGAACGCGACGCCAGACTTCGCCGCCGCTTGCTTGGCGAGCCGATGCAAGCGGTCGTCCGTATCTTCGCAGAACAGCCCTGCAGCGGCTCCCTGCGCGACCCGTTGGCCGAGGAACGGGACGCCGGCAGCAATCGAGGCTATGAGCTGCGCGCCCATCGTCGACTTGCCGACGCCGCCGTTCGCGACGAGCAACGTAACGAACCCCTCCGGAACGAGCCCGTCGACAATCCAGTTCTGAGGCTTGGGCTCGCGCCCGATCCATTCCGTTGCAGGTTTGAACAGCCGGCGAGGCGCTGCCGGAGCCGCTTCGAGACCGGGCAGCGTCAACGCCTCTGCCGGAGGCGCCTTGAATATGTCCGTAGCGTCGCGCCGTGCCGGCTCGTACCCGCCAGCCTTCGCCATCGCGACGACTGATCCGAGCGTCACCTTTTCGCCGGTTCGATCGGCGTTGAAATGGTCCCAAGCCTTCGACTGCTCGTCGGCGTCGTACTTATCCGACGTCTGCGACCACGCGTCCCAATAGAGCCGGCCGAGATCGTCGCCACCGAATTCATGGTGCAATGCCATCCCGACGCGCAGCCAATCGCCGCGATCGTCGGCTTTGATGCTGCCGAGCATCTTAAGCAGCTCGCCGCGGTTTACGCTCGCATTGCTCGGCGTGACCTCTTTGCGCTCGGCCGGCATCGGGGGGAATGCGCCAAGAACCTTGTCGCGCAGGTATGGGCCGAACAGCTCGCCGACGGCTGCCGCAACGATACGGACGCGGAACGGTTCGCCCTTGCAGTGATAGAACCCCGGCAGCCGCATGACCCGCGGCAGATCCTTGGCGTTCGGGTCCGACTTGAACCGCCGAACCATCGTATCCATGCACGCCGCGAACTCGTCTTTGCCGAGTTGGTCGACGAGCCAGTATCGATGAAACTTGCCGGGGCTCGTCTCGATTTCCATGCTCGGCGCGATCGACGGGGCTTCGCGCTCGCCGCCCTTGTCGTCGTCATGCCAGAGCGCGCGGACGCGCGTAATGTTCTCGGCCTTGCGGCCCTTCAAATCGGTCTCGTTGATCGTGACGAATATGCCGGCGCCGCGGTGATTGAACTCGCGCAGGCGCGGCAACGCTTCGTCAAATGTGCCGCTGAATTCCCAACGCATCGAAGCGTTGCCGCGATCGGCGGCACGGTCGGGCAGCACAAGAAACGTGAACCGCTCGCCGCCGAGCAGGGACAGGAACCGCCGCGCGTCGTCGGCTTGAACGTCGAAACTGACTGTCATCGCGCCTTACTTCCGGTACCGCTCGCCACGCCAGCCCGACACTGCGACGGGCAATCCCGCTGCCCATGGCGGCAGCTCCCGCATGATCGAATAGAACTCGTCGAGCGCTCCGGAGCCCTTGCGGATCTCGCACACGGCTTCGTCGTGGACGTGCATGACAACGGGATACCCGCGACTATTGAGCCGCTTCAATGCGCCGTCCAATGCGTCGCGCGCCGTCGCTTGCGTGACGTTCTCGGCGAGCAGCCCGCCGTATGCTTTCTGTACGCCCCATTTGCGCGTTTTCGAATTCACGCCTAGATATTCAAGTTTGCGCTGTGTCTTACCCGTCCAGTTCGATTTAGTTTCAATCACCTTCGGGAACGGATAGCCGAGGCACCGGCCCGACGGGAGCGCGGACAGCAGCACGGGGCGCCCGTTGACGTCGCGCAACATGTAAGAAATCTTGCCAGCAGCGTAGATCCTGCCCGGGTTCTGGACAGCGTCGCATGCCGCAGTTTCGAGGTTGCGCCATAGGGCGCACGTCCTCGGATGCGCGGCCCGCCAGCCGTCGACGACGAGCCGGATAGCCGTCCATTCGTCGGGCAACAGCCCATAGCGGTTCTTTTTCGCGGCCTCGGCCATGACGTCGAAATGATCGTCGGGCTCGAATTCGTTAGGCTCGTCCTCGCCATTGATCTCGTAATCAATCTTGGCCTCGATACGCCGAGCTTCTAGGATCTCTTCGACAAGCTCCGTCGCACCATTCCAGTAAGCCGCCGAGACGTCTGCCCAAAGGTGCGGGTCCGTCGCTTTCTTGACGGCGTCGATCACGACGGACAGCGGGGCGCCGCTCGTTTTGAACATCGACAGATAGGCGCCGTGCGCGCCTTGGAACCCAAGCGCCAGCTCTTGCACCTTGCCGACGTTCTGCCGCTCGTCGCCCGTGACGGCTTCAACCGGCTTTCCGAACGTGTTCGCGACGGCGAGTACGTACAGATCGGGGCCGGCTCGCACCGGCTCCCCTTTCGCGTCAAACTTGCCGGGGATGATCGTGTCGTAAGCGCGGAATGCGTCGAGCTTCCACTCTTCGCCAGCAAGCCACGCAAGCACGCGCCCTTCAATATTCGAGAAATCGCCCGCAATCAGATCGTTGCCGGGCGCTGCCATGATCAAGCTGCGCAGCGAATATGAGACGGCCGAGCACACGTCGCCATGATGCAGGCGGACCATGTGCGCGCCGCCGGGGCGCCGGAGCCACGCTAGGACGTCCTCGCCCTCGGCCGGGCCGAACCCCTTCGGCGTCCTCGGCATATTTTGCGTTTGAATGCCACGGCCCGCCCATCGCCCGGTACCGGCGCCGTGGTATTCCAGAGTGTTGCGGGCGCGGCTGTCTGATGACGTGCGCAGTCGAAACGCTGTCAGCTTCGCGGTCGACGACTTCGACCCGACTTGCCGAATGTGCAGCGCGCGAGCGACAAGGGGAGGCAGATCCGGCCGGGCTATCGCCTCTTTGACTGTCGCCTTGCGCATGTCGGGAATCTGCAGACCGTGCGCGGCGATCCAGCCGCGCAGCTTCGGCGACGCAATCGACGGGACGGCGCCGCCGGTCAATTGGTATAGCTCCGATTCGAGCCGCGCTTGCTCTTCGGCAACGGCTTGCTCGGCAGCGCGCACGCTTTCGAGATCGACGTAAATGCCGCGCTCGTTTATCTCGCGATCGAGTAGCCACGTCTCGCGCTCGGCCGGAATGAGCCCCGGCAGCACGTCATAAGCCGCACGCTCGGCACGCACGTCAGCCTTGCAATATACAAGTTCGCGCTCGACGTCGCCGCGATCCTCGTTCCAAAGGATGACGTCGGTCCGCTCGCCCTTGCGCGGCTTCCTCGGCTTGCAGAGCTTCAGCATGATCCGGTGCCCGACGTCGTCCTTTACGAACGGCAGGCGTAGCGCTGGCGCGAGCTTTTCGAGCTTCGCAGGGAACGACAGAGCGCGGCCGAGCGCCATCGTGCAAACGGCGTGTTCGGGGCGGATGCACGTATACCAGTGCCCGCGCACGAAAAGCATATTTGAGGCTGATATTTCGAACTGGGCATTGTGCGCTATGACGAGCCCTCCCGCCGCGATATGCGCAAGCGCCCGGGAGAAATCTAGTACGTCCTCGGCTGCCGGGGAAAACGACGGGTCCGGAGCGCCCTTGTCGTCGAGTATGAGTCCGCGAACAAAATCCGCCGGCTGGTCTGTCCAGTTCCATGCAAGCATAGTTATGCGCGTGTTCGGGCTTTCGAAATACGGACCCGTCCCGCACTTATTAAGGTCGACGTCAGATCGCCCCTCGAAGTCAAGCACTAGCCCGCGCGGTTTCACTGCATACCCCTATTGAGACAATTCGGGCCGGCAACGCAAAACCTTTGCCGGCCCGATACGCGCGACTGACTCGGAACCTGCTTAGCCGAGGCCGGGCAGGCTGAACGGTGACGCCGCCGGAGCCGGAGCGTACGACTGCGCTTGCGGCACGGCCGGTACCGCTGCGGTCGGGTACGGGACGCCGGCCGTCATGCCGGGAAGCCCTGCAGGCGCGACGGGCATCATGGGCGAGGCCGCAGCAACGGCGGGGGCGCCGGCCTTGTGCGTGAAGATGCTCGTGCTGTCCTCGCCGCGGAACTCGACGTCGTCGGCGAGCTTCTGCAGCGCGATCAGGTTGAAGCCGACGCCGGCTGTAGACTCCCGGTTCTTTGCGTTCGGAAAGTACGTGTACGTCGACAGTCCGACACGCGCCCATATGCCGTTATAGAACCCGCCGCCGGGCTCGTACGTCATGGGGATCTTGTTGCCGGCAGCGTCGAAACGGCAGATCGGCGGGCAGAAGTTCGTGGAGCCCTGGAAAAACACGGCGCCCGGATCGGACGAAAACCCGTCGTATTTCTCGGCGAGGCGAGCTTGCGACTTGATCGGCAGGAAATACCGATTCATTGCAACGTCGTTCCGCCAGCTCGCTTTCTGCGGCGAGGCGTTCGCCGCCGCTTCGATAGCGCGCGCCGCGATCGAGCAGTCGACGCCGGGCGGGACGATCATCGCGCACTCGTACTTGAGGCCTGATTTCTTTTCGCGCGGCTTCGCGAGGTATGAGAACGTGATCCGTACCGGGCACGTCATGAACCGGGCGTTGCCCTTGTCATCCGTGCCGAGATCTTCGAAGGGGTACAGCGCAAGCAGACGCTGCAGTGTGGCATTGTCCATTGTCGTGTTTCCTGTTTCTGCGCGGACTACCCGCGATGCGAGAATATATCTGTTGCTTTCTGATTATGTGTTGCGGGATCGACTGCCGGGGCTTTGTCCTCCGTTGGTGCGAGTTTCAGCTTGCCGGGTTCCTTGTGGACGAGGCCGGCGACCATCTTGAATTCATCTGCGGTAAGCAGCTCTTCCGTCTGCGCCACGCTCAGAACTTCGAGCCTCGTGATACTTTTCCCGACAGTGTTCAGAATTTCAAATGCCGCGTCTTTCGGGCCGCACTTCCATGCACGCGAGCCGCGGCCGGCGATCCATTTGAACCCGGTCGGGATCTTGCCGCCCTTCGCCATCTTTTCGGCCTGCTCTTTGAGCCGATCCAAATAGATCTTGAGCACTTCAGCCTTTCGCATCCGTTCGCCCATTTCGTCGGGTGTGAACGTTGCCGGGTCTGCGATCTGTCTGGTCACGGCATCGGTAGCGGCGCCCTGCGCGACGACCTCGATCGCAGTGCATCGCGGCGTCCCGACCGCCTTGCAGTATTTGCAGTGTTTGCCGGTGCGAAATTTTGCGGCCGGATCTCGAGTGCGTTCCGCGCCCCATAGATACAGATCGCGCCACGCCGATAGCTCGGCTATAGGGATCTCGACGGAGCGAATCGGCCCGTCGCGGTGAGGCGCCCGGGGCTGTACGATCGTCATCACGACGGACGTAACGGACATGGATTCTACGGCGTCGAGAACCGTGAGCCCGCCGAGCGCGTAGTAAGGGAGTTGCGGATTGTCCATTGTCCGGATGCCGAGCGCCGCCATCTTGTCGGCGACGTCGAGGAAAAACGCATTGCCAGTAACTTCGACTGGATCGAAGCCATATTTGAAATCGTCGATATAGGCTTTCCCGTTGCGGTACGTGAACGCGTCGCAGCGGCCGAACATGCCGGGCGCGATCTCGAAGCGCTTTTCGACATGAAACGACGCGTCTTTGTGCGCGGCGTGTTCCCATACGTGATTTATGAACAGGTCGACCGCCTTACACATTTCGCGCGTCACTTCGAATTGCTTATCGGCCGGCGCATCGGGCGGGAATTTCATCCCGAGATATGGATCGCTCGCGACGAGGCCGTTACGTAGGCATTCCTCGGCGAGCGCATGCGCTGCCGTCCCCTCGGCGGCTGCTTCGCTCGTGTCGTCCGGAAGATCCGCCGTTGACGCTACGGATGCCGGGCAATTGAGCCAGCGCCAAGCGCTCGACGCGCCAATGTCTGAATGCTCTTTGGTCACTTGAAGCCCTCCGGGCTTTCTACGTAGACGGTTCGGGAGTTTTCGTAAGACGAGATACCGGCATTGCCGTACCGGGATTTCGCGAGCTTGTCGGCGTGTGCCTCGGCCTCTCGCTTCGTAAGGCCGGCGATTACCTGTTTCGATCCGAACTGGACCGGGACGCGAACGCGCCAATCTTTTGTTTCATGCATAGTGTGCAACCGGGCGGGCGTACGATCGGAATTGAACCGATTACGCGGCGTGGGGAGATCGGGAGCAGCCACCGCGCGATCCCTGCTTTCCGTACGCCCGCCCGGTATCCCTCACGGCTGGTTCGTCGCGGTGACGACGAGCTGATACATGGTCGCGCGCTCGGCGTCCGTCATCGCGGCGAGGGGCTTCGAGCCCATCTGCGCGTAGATCGTACGGTATGCGGCGTCGCCTTTCTTATTGGCGAGCATCAACGATGCGTCGCGAAGCTGCTCCGGAGTGACGGCGGCAGCGACGGGCGCGGGGGCCGGCAGGTCGAAACCGGGCAGCCCGACGGGAGCCGGCGGGATCGGAACGCCAGCGCTCGGCACGGCCGGAGCGACGACGGGCGGCAGCTCGACTTGCGCGTCATCCTTGGGCTTGTTGCGCGAGCCGAGCGGACGCCCGCCCTTGCGCTTCGGCTCTTCGGCAGGCGTGGCAGCTACCGGCGGATTGCCGCCGAGCACATAGCCGACATGCCCGGCCGGCGCCGTAGCTTGCGCTTCGACCGCGAAAGGCGGAGTGGCAGCGCCGCCAATGAGCTGCCCGAACACGCGCGCGAGCACGCTTTCGAGCGACGAAAAGTCGTGCGTGACGACGATCTTCATTTCGAGGGGAAGCATTCTGTTTTCCTATGTTGCATCTGCGAATGACGATTCGCGTCTAACCTGCAGCAACATAAACCGAAATTCGTTTCTAAGATACTTACGCGACACGGTTTTCGTAATTAACGCCGAGTTGTAGTAGCTCAGTATCCGCAGCTTTTCGGCGGGCCGTAGCAATAACGCGCTCGTCGAAACTATCGGGCAGGATGCAATATGATGCATGTACGGCCTCAGTCTGTCCGCGGCGCCACGCCCGCGCGATCGCCTGCGCGTTGTTCGCCGGGTTCCAATCAGGATCGAGCAAGACGCGCGTCGCCGCCGTGAGGGTTAGCCCCTCGCAACCTGTCCGCATATGGACGACGAGGTTTCGTATATCCTCGCCGAACTGGAATGCATCAAGGATAGGCTGCCGGTCTGAGTATTTCACGCGCCCGTCGATAACCGCCACGCCTTCGGGCCGGAGTGCGTTCGCGCACGCATCTATCGCGTCGGTATGGTGCATAAATATGAGCGTTTTGCGCCGCTCGGCAGAATAACCCCGGGCGATTTCAGCAATGCCCGGAGCTTTGGCAGTCGAGACCAGACGTCGCGCAGTCGCGACAATGGGATCGTCGAGTGTCGACCAATCGCCGGCAGCAATCGCGGCCTCGATACGCGCGAGCGTTGCCGGGTCGATATCGAGGACGAGCGGCTTATCGCCTCGTACGAATATGTCGCCAGTCGTCAACGGGCCGCGGTTCGGGTCGACGCCCTGCCGGGCGATCGCCAATGGGCCGAGCGCGTTCAGCAATTCAAGCCGGTTCTCTTCTTTCGTGCCGACGGGTACGGCCTTGAACTTATCTTTTTTGAGCACGCAATATCGTTGGATAAACCCGGGCTCGCCCGTCATTTCGTCCTGATCGTACTCGCCGGCCCACACGCCCGCGACCTTGGCAAATACGAAGTATTCATGCACGCCGTTCGGACAGGGCGTGCCCGTCGAAAACCATACCCGCTTAGCCGTGCGAAATACCCCGGCCTCGCCGAATAGATATTTAGTGCATTTCGTTTTCGGATCTTTCGTTTTGTGGCTTTCGTCGAGTATCAGGACATCGCAGCCACGGCGGCGCAATTTGTCGCGCACCTTGCGACGAGCGACA